TTCTTGTAATTAGCATACTGCCTTGTGTTGTGGTAGATACAATCGGATCGTCTAATCTATGATACCCATAGAGCTTTTGATCTTCTTTTACGTTCGTGTCAAGCAATGATGAATTATGTGCAATGTTTACTTTTATACCTTTTGATATAGCAATAGCTAACCAAAACTCACAACATCCTCTGCCTGCTTCAGCAAAAGCTACATTACTATATGTAAAGTCTATGCCATACAAGTGAATTTCTTTTACTTCTTGAGCTATTGCAAAAGCGATACTGTAAGCAACTGTGTTGTTAAGATAAGCATACTTAGTCTTTTGTAGAACCTCTTGTAAAGGATATTCAACAACATCTGGACATCTTTTATCTAGAGTACAAGAAAAGATTGGAATACCTAACTTTGCTTTTAGTCTATCTACCATGATATTTGTTTGTTTACCAGCGTTAGGACTATCAAGAAATCTTGATGGTGGATCCATCATAAAACATTTATCGTGATAAATAACACCAGATATAGAATTGATTGCCCAAACTTCATCAAACTTTTCGCTTCTAATTCTAGACATAAGATATTCGCTACAACTATTGCCGAGACCGACAATGGCTACGCTTTTAGATTTATTCCCCATAACTCTTCCCTTATTGCTTTGGAACTTTTACTAAACCCTCTCTATAAGCATCTGTGTTTTCTTGTCCTTCTCCATAAACTTTAAGTCTAGTTATGGCTTCTCCGTATCTAGAAGTATAAAGTTGCAGTAAGTCGGATTCCCCTTTCATAAAACTATATGCCTCAATCAAACAAGCGTACAACAAAGCATCTGGTGCGTTAGTGCTTATCCAAGTTGTGCCAGAATCATCTGTTGTGAGTGAGGCTGGTCTGTAATAATAATGTAATTCTGCCACATAATCGGCATCTGGTGTTGGAGCAACTATAAAGTTGTCCACATCAAAAGAAGAATAATAAACTGGACTACCAGTAGTTGTAGGATTTGGAGTATATTCTTGTATAAAGTTTACATCTTTTTGTAAAAGAAAAACATTTTGACTACTAGAGTTTACATAAGACAAAGAAAAAGTTGCCAGATAATCACTTGGTTTTTGTAAGAACTTATTGCCAGTTGTGAAACCACCTTCAACATTTTTTCTAAAAAAATCTAAATCTACAGACTTTAATATTCTCTCTTCTGCATTTTTAATTATAAAATCCAACTCATTTACAAAAGTTGTTTCATCGTTTTCTGTCCAATCTTGTATCGATTGTTTTAATGTAGTTAATGTAAAACTCATGATGTACTCACTGTTACTGTTCCTAAACTAGTTGTAGCCGTAAACGGTGTCATCTTTTGTCCTATTATACCATTTCCCGCATTTGTGTATACCACAAACGCAGTCAAGTCTGTGTCTTGATTAGGTCTTGGCTCATACAAAGCTGTTGGATCTGGGCCTGGATAATTAGG